GTCAGATAACGCATCACGGAACCAGGACTCAAACGCCAGTCCCTGCGCATCGGTTTCCATAAACCAGGTGATGCTGGCCTGCGTCGGTGTGGACGTATAAGCTCGCCTTTGCCGCGCGCGGCCGGTAGTTAACTGGGTTCGTTTTAACGGGCTTACAGGCTGGAATCCGTATCCTTCCTGTAATGGCATCGGAAGACTGTCATGCGGGTAGTAGATATCAGTCATCACTCTAACCCTCTGCCTGAATATTTACTGCGCATTGCCTTACCAACTTTCCCGTCCCCTCTCAACAATTGCGCAGCAACCTGATCCAGGGCTTCCGTTGTCGCCCGCTTCTGTGTTTGAGCCATGGAGAGAGCCATCTGATCAGGTGTCACACCGGGCGGCGTATGGAAATGTTGCTCAATGGGAGCATGGATGGTGGTCTTGCTGCTGTTATCGCTGTTAACGTTCTGAACACCAGTACCAAATCCTGTACGCCCCAGAGTTGCATCAAGCGGTTGGCCATTTCGAAGTGCCTCAAGCCGAGACACGCCGATCCGGTTCGTTGAAGCCTGGTCGAAGACGTACTCTCCTTTGTGAACAATACCCGCTGGCTGATACTTACCACCGGGGCCGGTGTAACCGCCGGAGGCGAAGCCAACGCCTGAAACAGCCTGAATATTTGAGACGATACTGGCGGTCTGCGCAGCGATTGAGGCCATAGCGATGATGTTGGCCGGATAAGGCGCGCTTACTGCACCGCTTGCTATAGCCTGCTGGATTTTCACCATCGAGTCCGCGATAGCGAATGCCTTGCTCGCAGCAAAAGCGACCTTGTAGATTGCCGATTGCTCACCAAACCCCGTTCGCATGATGTCGGCGGTACTGTCAAACAAGGACTGCGTGGCCGCAGATATGATGGTGTTTTTCTGAGCCTCTATGACCTGATTTGCATCCGCCGCACGTTGACGAATAGAGGTCATTCTGGCCTCACCCTCGGCAGTTATTTCACCGGCCTTCGCATAAGCTTCCTCCTGAGCTGCCAGCCAGCGCTGGAGCTCTTGCTGAGCCTGGTCATATTCGTTGATTTGCCCCTGCATCCCCTCAAAAGTTCCAGAGAGTCGCCCTCCTGTGGGTGTCAGGTTTCCTACAACATTACGAACCGTCGCGGGCAGTTGCATATCGGTGTTTTGATAAATATCTGCCCGTGTTTTTTCATATTCACCGGGTTTTAGTTGCCCGGTTGCTTTGGCTTTCTCCAGCAGTTCAAGACGGGTTTTAAGCAGATCGTTGGTCCGCTCATCCTTCGTCTTTACCTGTTCCTGCATTTTCCGGTAATCATCCAGGGTTTTTACGGAGTTTTGCAGTGCCTCCTGCTGCTTATACGCCTGGAGGATTTCATCTGAACGGGAAAGGATCGATTTCTGGTCAGCGGTGAGCTGCGTTTTAGACTTGAGGTCAGTAATTTGCTGTTCGAACTTAACACGTGCCTGGGTTGCGCTGTTAAGCTTGTCACTGGCATCCAGTTGTGACTGCAAGGCAGCTGTCTGCTGGTTTATTTGATCAAGCAACCTGGTTGCTGCGTCCTCGGTATATGCTTTACCCTTTGGCGTCTTGGGTGGTTTCGGATCTTTGTACATCTCGTTAATGCGAGAAACATTTTTTGCATATTGCTCTGCAGTAATTGCACCAGCCTTCAGGAATTCGCTTTGCTGCTTAATAGCTTTATTGCGCTTATCCGCATTGCTCAGATATTGCTGGTTAACGCGATCTGCTTCCTGCTGCGTTTTAATTCTTTGCTGTTCAGCTTCCTTAGCCTTCGCCTGTCCTTTGGTTACATCCCCCTGAAGATTGGCAACTGATTCGAGCAAATCTCTCTGTTTTATCATCTCCGGGAGGTTGGTAAACCTCGCGCTAAAACTGTTCCAGAACCCACCATCTTTTTGCCCTTTTTGGGCTTCAGCAATATTTTCGTTTAAGGTGGCAAGTTTATCCGTTAGTGTTTGTTCACGCCCAATATTGAGCATCGCATCCCAGGCGCCTTTGGCCGTTTTACCCAGCGAGTCCCATGCACTTTCAAGAAGACCAAGATTCTGATGAATATCATTCGCACGCTGCTGCATGGCATTGGCGTAAGCATCAGTAGCCACCCGTGCAGCATCCTGCTGATTACCTTCATCCTGTAGCGCTTTAATCTGGTTGTAGGTTGCCAGTGTCAGAAAGTGGTACTGGTCGTTAAGTTTGGTAATGGCCGCAACCGGGTCAGCAGTAATGTCGTTGAAATCACCAACCAGCTTATCGGTAGCAATGCCCGTCGCCTCGCTGGTCTTAACAATGGCGGTTGTCACGCGCTCCAATGAGTCGCCAGCTACTTTACCGGATAACACCAACTGATTCAGCGTTGAAGCTGCTGCACCGGTTGTGGAGTTAGCTGCGACCGATACACGGGCCGCCATATCTGCCAGTTGACCGGAAGTTTTGCCTACCAGATTACCAGTGAGAACGAGAGACTTATAAAATTCGTCCTGCTCCTGAGTGCCTTTGTAATAGGCCAGACCAAGAAATCCGACCGCCGCAGCTGCAAGAGTTAAAGGGTTAACCAACCCCATAACATAGGTGCCCACACCCTTAATTGCCGGACCAATACCACCAAACATATCTTTTAACTGCCCGCCCTGCTGCATCAGCACCATAAACGGAGACTGACCGGTGGATAAGCCGACAACAATATCTGTCATCTGAGCCGGGATCATGCGCATGGCATAGGCGGTCTGGGCGGCGGATTGGCCGGTTTTACCAAGGTCGTCGCGAAATTCTGTTAGCCTGTTTCGTGTTTCCTCGATTTTCTTTGAATAAAGATCGAATGTATCGGTATCTACCATCCCCTTGGATTTGAATTTCGCAAGATCCTGCTGTTGTTTATCCAGTTTGTTCAGGGCGGCGTTTACCGGGTCGATACGATCTAAAAGTTCAGAAAGGGACTGTTTTTCTTCATCAGTGGCCTTTGTCACTTTCCCTGCACTGGTGGCAGCACGTTCACCTGCCTGCGTCATTTTTACAAGTGCAGTTGCGAGATTGTCAGCCTGCTTTTCTGCCCCAGAGCTGTCAATAATAATGGCCAGGCGGGAGGTTTGTTCTGTCATTTAGCGATCTCCGGGCAATAAAAAACCCCGCCGGGGCGAGGTTAGATTTTTAATAAACAATTACTGTCGATATATGATAATTGTTGCGATTATTGGAACAGAGACAATCGCAGCCAGAATTAACCTGAGACTTTGCTATCTGAACACTTAATTGTTTTAAGAGATTCAAGCTGCTGAAGACGTGCCTGCGCCTTTTTACGCGCTTCACTTTTGGCCATACCATTACCGATACCGAAATCTCCCAAAGCCCCCAATACGGTACGCCCATCAAACTGACCTGTAGTTTCGATTTCGTTCTGAATGCTGTGCGTTTTTGCGATTTCCTGCTTAATTGCGGCACAATCTAACGCAGCAGACTCTTCGCTAGTTACGGACGGAGCTTGCGGATACTGCTTAGTAGCGCATCCAGAAATAACAAACATCCCAGCTATTACCATCATTAGTTTCTTCATTTTATGCTTCCTATGATTACAATCGGAAACATCCTAACACATGGATGCAGGCAGACAATGATATGACTATTTCACTTTTGCCTGTCTTTTCTGCTCCGCTGCCCACTCGTCACGCCACGCATCATCGAGAGCCAGTATCGCCGCGTCAAACTCAATGCGATCGATCAGGATGGTGCGCGATGCCAGGTAAAGCTCGATATCATTCAGGGATAGAGGGAGCGGCACTCCGGCCATGCCTGCATACTTCCTGCCGCGCGATATCATGGCGTAAGCGTTGAGGATCTCCCCAGTGACTGCATCGATTTCAGGCTCTGGAATGGGCGGGAGATTTAGCTTCTCCCTGCGCCACTTTGCTTTCTCGCCCTGTTCGCCAGCGAATTCCTTTAGCCACTTTTGGGCCTCTATGGCTTTTTTACGGTTTCCTGAGTCTGCTGCTCCTTACCCTGAGCAATATTCGCCGCCTCAGCCAGAATAAGCCAGTACAGAGAGGGGTTTTGCTTCAGTAACGCAACACCACGCTCCGGTGTATACGCTACGGCCGTCTCCGTACCATCCACCAGC